ATACCACCCAGCCGACCATCACGGCCTCCTGGCTGCTGGTAAGATTGACCTGAATCACAAGGACGGCCCAACCGTACTCTCCGCACTGAAGCGCGGGGCGATGGACGGTCTGTCTATCGGTTTCACGATGAACCCTGGCGACTGGGAGCAGAAAGGCCGGGGCCGGGTTATCAAGAATATGTCTCTGATGGAGACATCAATCGTGTCTTTTCCTTGCGAGGGCCAGGCACTGATTACCGCTGTTAAGGCGGATTTGGAGGGCTTAACAACCCTTTCAGACTACGAGGACTACCTTCGGGAAGTTGGTGGTTTTTCAAAGTCGATGGCGACCGCTCTGGTATGCCAGCTTGTGAGGCGGGTTCGTAGTGATTATGAAACCGAGAAGCAGCAAACCGCAGGGCAGATGAGCAATGAAATGCTCGAAATCATCCAAACTTTGAAAACCAAACTTTGAGGGTATTCCCATGACCGAAGCAAACAAACATCTCGACCAGGTCGAGATCATCAAGGAGCTGAAAGACCTGGACGGCAAAATCCTGTCCAAGTTCAGCGATATCGAAAAAACCTACGCGCAGGCACAAGGCGAGCTGAAAACGCTTGGCCAGGTTCAGGCCGAAACGCAGGGCAAGATGGAGGCAATTTCCAAGCAGTACAATGATCTGTACGACCGTCTGCAGGTAGTTGAGCAGAAGGGCGCCAGGATCAGCGAGGCGTCCGCGCCGGAAACACTGGGCGAGCAGTTCATCAAGTCCGACGCCTTCAAGGCAATGCAGGCCGGCCAGTACGGTCGCGCACGGATGGAAGTGAAAACCGCCATCATCAACGCCACTGGCGCAAGCCAGCCGCTGGTGCCGGCTGATCGGCTGGGTGGTATTGCTACGGTGCCGAACCGTATCCTGACCATTCGGGACGTACTGCCTGCGAGCACCACCGACAGCAACCTGGTGGAGTTCACCCGCGAGAACGCGTTTACCAACAACGCCGGGCCGACCGTTTCCGGGTCTCCCCAGCAGTTTGAGAACGTGACCAAGCCGGAATCCGCGATCACCTTCACCCTGGCAACCGCCCCGGTAGTTACCCTGGCGCACTTCATCCCCGCGTCTGTGCAGGTGCTGGATGACTCACCGAGCCTGGCAAGCCACATCAACAACCGGCTGATGTACGGCCTGAAGTTGAAGGAGGAAACACAGATCCTCTCCGGTACGGGTGCAAACCACCAGCTCAACGGCCTGATCACCCAGGCAACGGCGTACACGGTGACTTCACCGCAGCTGACCAACGAAATCGACATTATCCGTCACGCAATGCGCCAGGCGCATGTGGCTGAATACATGCCGAACTTCCTGGTACTGCACCCCACTGACTGGTACAGCATCGAGATCCGCCATGTCAGCACCAGTGATGCGCGTTACGTTGTTGGCGATCCCAACGGCCTGATGCAGAATCGCCTGTGGGGCCTGAATGTTGTTGTCACCAACAGCATCACGGCGGGTACTTTCCTGCTTGGCACGTCATACGCTGCCGAGATCAAGGATCGCCAGCAGGCGGCGGTTGAGGCATCCCGCGAGGACAGCACCAACTTCCAGAAAAACATGGTCACCATCCGCGCTGAGGAACGGCTCACCCTGTGTGTGTACCGAACCGAAGCCTTTATAACCGGTAGTTTATAATTAGCTAACTAATAGTGCGAGTACCGTGTTATAGTGTGTTACACACACTACACGGGAAAGCACTATGTACCGCCCATGCAACGCAAAAGACTGCGAAAGAATTATTCGTGGCAATAGCACATATTGCTCGATGCACCGCAAAAGATTTGCAAAATACGGCGACCCTAGTGTTGTGCATACAAAAACGCTGCCGCTGGCAGAAAGGTTTGCTCTGAAGTATGAGGTTTGTGAAAGCACTGGATGCTGGAACTGGACTGGCGGGCTGAATAAGTCCGGTTACGGCACTATGTCGCCAACAGAATTCGGTACGTTGGCGCATAGGATTAGTTACGGATTGCACATTGGCGCAATTCCCGATGGCAGCGCCCCTCACGGGGTTTGTGTTTGCCATAAGTGCGATAACAGGCGATGCGTCAACCCCAGCCATTTATTTCTGGGAAGCAATGCCGACAATGTTGCCGACAGAGATCAAAAGGGCCGATTTAATCCAATGATCGGCGCCAAGAATGGCAACTCCAAGCTAGATGATAAGATTGTCACGCAAATAAAGGAGTTGCTACGAAGTGGGATTACCCAGGTCGCGATTGCAGATAAATATGGGATATCTCAAGCAACTGTTAGCGATATCAAGAAAGGCAAGATCTGGAGCCATGTCGAATGAGAGTTATCATTAATTCACCAGTTTTAATCGGCGGGGTATGGTTTGATCCAGATCCCCTGCCGCAAACCGTACAGGACGCTGTCGGCGACCATCTTATTCAGATTGGCGCCGCTACCCGGTACGAGGAAAAGATAGTCGAAGCGACTGAAAAAAAAAGCCCGGCCCCAGTTTCTTTTGCATCGCCACTGGACCCAGTCTCACTCAAGCAGATTGTGAAACCGCGAAGGGGAAGGCCGAGAAAATCATTGTAGTCAATGACGCTTACCGGATGGTCCCTGATGCGGATTATCTCTATGCCTGCGATCCCCAGTGGTGGGCCATCCACATCGAGGATGTGAGGAAGGTTTTCAAGGGGAAACTGTACACCCAGTACCATACCGACGAAGGCAAGAAAGAGGCCGAGAGGATGGGACTTGAGGCAATTCGAGGCGCCCACAACAAAGGGTTGGGCCGGGGAATACTTCATTTCAACAGCAACTCAGGCGCCCAGGCAATTAACCTGGCCTATCTGCTGGGGGCAAAACGGATTGGTTTGCTGGGGTATGACATGGGGGCCACTGGCAGGACGCATTTTTTCGGCGAGCACCCGAAAGGCTTGCAGAATGGAAATTATGAAAAGTACGTCCCCGAATTCAACAAACTGGCCACGGATCTGCAGCAGGAAGGGGTTGAGGTTATCAACTGCACCCGCAAAACCCTGCTGACGCAATTCAAACAACAAACGCTGGAGGCGTATGCGGGGCATCATCATAGGGACTGGGCCGAGCCTGACAGCAGAGGCCATCAAGCGGATCAACAACTCGCGACTGCCTAGATTTGGATGCAACAACACCTACCAGGTGTGCGAATTGGCGGCATTGCTGGCCTGCAACCCCGAGTGGTGGGATTACTACTGGCCTCGCGATGAAAAGTTGCGGGGCGGGGAGTTTACCAAGTGGACATGGGACAAGCCCACGGCGAATAAGTACGGGCTGGCCTATATCGAGGGCCGCTGGGGTGACGGGTTATCCACTGACCCCGGGTATATCCATTACGGGCACTCGAGCGGCTATCAGCTGATGGGGCTGGCTTTACACCATGGGGTCACCGAGTTTGTGCTGATCGGGTACGACCTTCGGTATCCAAAGGGCTATTCGAAAACCTATCGTGACCCCGGTGGAGACAGGCATTATTTCGGCGAATACCCGCCAGAGCTGGGGCATTGGCCGGCAGCCGGGCCGAATGGCGAAATGACCGGTTTATTGGAGTGTTACCGGACCATCAAGCCTGTGGATATTGGTATCAAAATTATCAACTGCAGCCCCGGGTCCGCTTTGGACTTTTTCGAGATGGGCAACTTGGGGGATTGGGTTTAGTGGGCGATGTTGTAAGGGATGTTGAGAAGTTCCGCAAGGGATGGACGGGTGGGTTACCGGAAACCAAGTGCGGGCATGGGTCCATGCTGTCACAAACCGTCAGACAGCGGGAATGGATACCGCAGATAATCCGAAAGTACGGCATTGAGTCGATTGCCGATGTCGGGGCTGGTGATCTCAACTGGATAAAGAAAATGGACCTGGCCGGGGCGAGTTACCGGGCCTATGACCTGGTGCCACGGTTGCCGCAGGTGGTTGCTTTTGACCTGATCAACGAGGTGGCGCCGAAAGCGGATTTATTGATGTGCCTGTGGGTGCTGAATCACCTTGAAATGGAGCCTTGCCGGAGGGCGATAGCCAACCTCAAGGCCAGCGGTAGTCGTTACCTGATGATGACCGACCGGCCAATCTGGCACCATGAGCAGCCGGAAGAAATCAGGATGGAGCCGATAGAAAGCCTGCGGCTGAACAACAAGAATGATTCTATTCTGCTGGTTAAGCTATGAATCCGGTCCCTGAATACTGCCACCACTTCGTCTATCCTCTGGTAGGCGACAGGATGCTGGAGCTGGGCAACAAGAAAACCGGCAACGTGTCCTACAAGTCCTATTTTGAAGGACTTGGATTAACCCATGTTTCCGTGGACTGGAATGGGCAGGACGGTGCTTTGCCGCTGGATATGAGACAACCGCTGCCCAACTGGGAGCCGTTCGACATGATTACCAACTTCGGCTGCACCGAACATGTCAGCGAGCAATATCACATCTGGGAAAGTATGCACCGGCTGTGCAAGGTGGGTGGGGTGCAGATCCATATGTGTCCGGCACCCGGCGACTGGTGGTGGCATGGTGAATGGTATCCCCGGCCGGAGTTTTATGAGGAATACGCCGAGCGCAACGGCTACACCATTGACCATCTGGCCATCGGGCGGGAATACCCAAACCGCAACGTGGATGTGCGGATGACCAAGGTGGAGCATAAGCCATTCGTCATGCCGGCGCGGGAGGCGATGTTTTTTAATCAGGTGAGGCCGCGTTAAATAATTGTTGACAGGCTATTGACCAATGGTCTAGTCTCGGTTTTGACGGATTCGCCGTCATTCCAAACATCATCTAGGGCTTAAAGTCCGGGAGAGCAAAATGGCTATTAGCAAAAAGGCAACAGACGCAGCAATCGAAATCCTCCAGATTGACCAGGGGAAAGCGGAGTTTTGCATCGTCGGAACTACTCCGACCATTACATCCAGAATGTCGGGAAAGGCATGGCGCGAGCTGTTCATGCCGAAAACCAAGACGAAGTCAGAGCGACAAGGGACGCTGAAACACCAGCCGTTTCAGGAGTTTTGGGATTCACCATATACGCTGCGGGAAGAAAACGCGCCGACATTTATCGCATGTCTTGGGTCGCAGTTTAAGGGGATGCTGTGTGGTGCCGCCCTTGATATGCCCGGGGTCGCGAAAACGCAGATCAAGCGGCTGGTTACTGTCAGCGGGAATCGCCTCCCGTTGTATGGACTGCCGCAGATGTTTTGCTCCATTGTCCGATCTTCAGACATGAACAAGACGCCTGACGTGAGGACGCGCCTGATCATTCCAGAGTGGGCCACCAAAGTAACGGTGACGTTTACCAAGCCCGCACTGAACGCGAAAAGCATCGCCAACCTGATGAGTGCAGCCGGATTTACTCAGGGGCTGGGCGAGTGGAGGCCGGAAAAGGGTAGCGGCGATTACGGGCAATTTAAGATTGTTGCCCCGACCGATGCTGACTTTAAGCGCATCACCAAGATCGGCAGAAAGCAGCAAATCCAAGCAATGCTGAACCCAGAGTATTACGACGACGAAACCGAGGACTTGATGGCATGGGCCGCCGAGGAAGCGGAGAATCGTGGTATTAAGCTGATCATGCCGGTAGATGAGGCCAAAAAGCGCGGCCTGAATACGCTGGGAAGGGTGGCTGCATGAGGCTTACCAAGGAACAGCAGCAGTACGTTAAAGAGCTGTCCTTGGCAAACAGGGGTGTAATAACCCCTGATTTGATCATCAAGGATGCCAAGCGCAAGAGCAGTCCTTTGCACGGGTGCTTTAATTGGGATGTGAACAAGGCCGCGATGGAGCACTGGCTGGGGATTGCCAGAAACATCATATCCTCGGTGCAGGTGACGGTGACGGAGCATACGGTGGTATTCCCAACCCCGGCCTATGTTGAAGATCCAGACAAGCCAAAAGGAACGCAGGGGTACGTTTCAACCATTACCCTTCGCAGCAACAAGGATAAGGCCAGGCGGGCGCTGATTCGCGAACTAGAGCGAGCGGAAGCCTTTATGCAGCGGGCTTATAATGTTGCTGCAGCGGTTGGCCTGTCCAATGAAATAGAGGCTTTGCTGTCTCAAATCAGGAGAATTGCCAGATCAGCTTGAGAGTGGTCGAGTGAAAGGGAGTGTGGCGGACCGGAAAGGACGGGATTGGCAGGAACGTAGAGGACGGGTCTGGAGCAGAGTTTAGTGGACCGGACCGGAGAGGCAGGAAAGGACCGGATAGGGGAGGAACTGACGGGACGGGACAGGAGGGGGTCGGAGAGGCAGGGGCGAAATCGATCTGAGGGGAATGGAGTGGAGGATAATGGACAGGACGGGATAGGCAGGAGCGCAGTGGAGAGGATTGGAGAGGCTGGAATAGCCACTAAGGGATAACGATATGGAACCCGCAGAAGTTATAGCCTTGCGAGAGTTGGCGGGATTATCCATTGCCGAGGCCGCAAGGACTGTGCAAATAGCCGAGCGATCATGGCGGCGGTATGAGGCTGGGGAAAGGAGTATACCCCCCGGCCTAGTTGAATTGTTTTGCATGAAAACCGGGATAGATTACGCCAAGATTAAAAAGTGATGGGAACGGAATGGAACGGTGGCGTTTGGAATGGGCCGGAGCTGAGTGGCGGGATAGGATTGGAATGGACGGGACCGTAGCATAGGGGAACGGAGTCAACAGGAACGGCAGGAAAGTAGTGGATCGGGCCGTACTGGATAGGATGGGGCCGGATTGGCAGGAAAGGATGGGCGCGGATAGTAACGTAAGGCAGTGGAATGGGTAGGCAGGAACGAAAGCGATGGGAGTGGACGGGATCGTAGCGGTTTCGATTGGAGTGGCAGGAAAGGACTAGATGGGAGGGGAGAGGACAGTAGACGATTGGTATGGAACCAAAACATTTTAGGCGACTTATGGTCGCCTTTTTTATGGGCGAATGAATGATAACTGTCTGGGCAGTTTGTGTAGGTTCTGGCTATTCACATGATGATGTGCGGATTCTGCGGAATCAGGTATCCCGCAATCTTAGGCTGCCGCATAAATTCGTTGCACTGACTGACCGCACGATTGAAGGTGTTGACTGCTGCATACCCGATGAGATTTGGCCTGGATGGTTTAGCAAGCTATTGATATTCAGGCACGGCACCGTCGGGCGAAACCTGTACATTGATCTGGATTGCGTGGTTACTGGAGATTTGGAGCCGCTGCTATCTGATACGATAAGCGCGCCGGCAAACTGGGCGCAAAGCGGGCACGGCGGGGTGCAAAGCTCCGTTATGGCCTGGTCTGGCGACTGGTCATTTATCACTGATGCCTTTGACCCTTCATTGTTACGCGATGACCCGCGCCACCCTTTCGGGAGGTACGGCAACACCGATTACTGGGGCGACCAGGGATTTTTAACCGGGCTGCTGGGCAACCCTGGGGATGGCAAGATTGAGCCAATGGCGAGGGTGTGTTCCTACCGCTACCATTGCGCCGCTGGACGCTTTCCTGCTGATGCCAGTATCGTGGCGTTTCATGGACGGCCAAAGGCATCCGAGGTGTCAGACGCATGGGTAGTTGCCGCACGGTCATCCATGCCAATGGCCAGTTAGCCCACCAGGTCAGGATAGCAGCCGCGCTCCATTCTGGGACGGGGTGGGAGATCAGCTTCCGGCCTGATATCGCGGCTGACATTCACGTTGTACTTGGCCCGTGGTTTGCACTGGACCGATGGCGACACAGCAAAACCCTGTACATAGACCGAGCCTATTGGGGCGACCCTGACTGCGTGTCGATTCACTGGCTGGCCGGGGGCGAGAAGGTACGTTTAAAGGGTATGCCATACCGGGATCACCCCGAGCTGCAGCCGATGAAAGCAGGTAACCGAAGGGTGTACCTGTGCGACTACAAAGCGGAGCCGGAGGGGAGATACGACACCGTCCGGTATCACCCGGCAGACAGGCCGACACCCGAAAGCCTGCAAGAGATACTGAATACCCACGACATAGCCATAGGCAAGCGCACCACCGCACTGGTGGACGCGGCCATTGCTGGGCTACGGGTGGAGACTGACGACCACCACAGCCCCGTCTATGGGCTTGTAGATAGGGGTCAGTGGATTATGGATTTAGCGTGGCATAACTGGTCACTGGATGAGATTGCAAGGGGAGTATTTTTAGATGCCATTGGTAGACCTGACGCAGAGAAGTGACCCGCCTGTGACGCTGGATGAAGCAAAAGACCAGTGCCGGATACTCTGCACCGATTACAACCACGACACCCGGTTGTTGAGATTGATCGACGAGGCCACCCGGTCCATTGAGACGCTGACCGGGGCAAGGTTGGCTTCACAGTCCGTCAGGCTGGAGCTGGACGGGTTCCCCGAGTGGGATTTGGACCTTGGCGTTTACCCGGTCAACTCCATAACCTCGGTGAAGTACGACGATGCCGACAACGTGGAGCAGACGCTCGTACTGGGGACGGATTACTGGGAGGCCCTGTCGGGGATGTACCCCTTTATCCGTCCGGTTGAATACTGGCCGGCCACCATGTATGGGAAACCCGCCAGCGTGCGTATCGTGATGGATGTGGGGTATTACAACTACACCACCTCGCCGCTGATGCCGGCGACCCCTGATGACTTGAGGCATGCGGTATTGATACGGGTCAAGGAATACTTCGACAACGCCGGGGAAAGCATTACGGGCCATACCATGACCCCGACCGTTTCAGCGGTTAAGGCTCTTACTGATATGCACAGGCGCATCACCGTATGACGCTGAATGAGGTCATTTCCCTGTATACGTTGACCCAGGTCAAGGACGCTTACGGGAAGCATGCCACCACGCGTACATTACTGACCCAGGCATATGCCGCCGTGCAGGTCATGTCAGGGTCTGAAAGGAATATCTCGCTGCAGACAACACCGACCGCCAATTACCGGTTTTACGTCCATTACAGCTCTGCCATTACCGCCGCCAAGTTACTGGTGTGGAATGGGGTCGATTACAACATCCGCTTTATAGCCGACAACGGGCCGAAAGAGGTTTATATGATGATCGAAGCGGAAAAGGGAGTGGCTAACTGATGGCGCGGAGTAAGTCTGGGTTTACCGGCGCCAACAAGCTGCGCAAGACTCTCAGGCGGCTGGACCCTGAAATCGTATCGGGTGTGAAGCTGGCCGTTAAGGTCGGGTCAGAGAATATATCAGATACTGCAGCCCATATCGCGTACGCCAAGGGCATTTATGACACGGGCGACCTGATAGAAAGTATTGAGGTTCAACTGGGGCGCGAAGGATTAACAGCTCTTATCGGCCCTGGCGCCAAACGGCTGAAGATATCCAAATCCCCCTTCAACACGACCCTCTATGTGACGGATCGGGACAAATACGGCGCATGGCAGTTCTTCAAGGGCTACTGGGCAGAGTTTGGGACCAAGGGCGACCCGGCAAACAACGTCCCGCCGAAAACCCCGCGACCTTTCATGCAGCCGGCCTACGATGCCAACAAGGGGGCAATGTCGGCCCAGATACAAAAGGCGGTAAACCGGGCATTGAGTATTGCCGTGGCGAGTACGAATGATGTCTAGGCCGGAAAACGCGCTGCTAAAGGGATTGATCTCAAAGCTGGAATCCCTGTGCGACTGTGAGATATACGACAACGTACCTCTGGAGGGCGCTACTTATCCCTATGTCGTCATAGACTCGGATATCAGCTCCAACGAGGACTTGCTCAACGTCCGTATGGAAAGGCGCTTTGTGTACCTTTCGATCTGGTCGCGGGACTACGGTGTTTACCAGGTGAAAAGCATTATCGACCAGATAGACGCCATCAACGAATCAGTGATTACACTGGACTCCGGCTACATGGTTTCGGTGCGAGTCGAAAGGACTCACACCAACCGGGAGCCGGATAATTTAACCTTCATGGGGCATATCACGCTTCGTGTACTAACCACGCATTAACAGTGCGGTAAACCACAAGGGGCTTCGGCCCCTTTTTTTATTCACAAAGGAGCAACATCATGCCTATTCAAACAGGTGCAGGTAGTAAGATTTACATCGCCACCGCCTACGGGACGGTGCCGGCAAACCAGGCGGCCTATGAGGCGCTGACCTATGTCGAGGTCGAGCAAACCGAGTCCATCGGTGAGTTCGGTGACTCGACTGCAGCGGTAACCTTCACGGGTCTGGGTGATGCGAGGGTCCAGAAACTGAAGGGTTCGAGCGATGCCGGTACGCTCAATGTGGTAATGGCTTTCAACTCCGCTGCGGATGGGTCTCCCACCACCGGGCAGTACCTGATGCAGCTGGCGTCCCAAAACACCACAGACGACAACTACCGTTTTAAGGTGACGTTTAACGACGCGTCAACCGGCTCTCCGCTGGGCGACAATACCACCCGGTATTTCTCCGGCCAGGTCGGTACCTGGGTTGAGGGTGTTCCCGGTGCTGATGACATTCTGCGTGTCAGTGCTGAGGTTCGCATCAACTCCGCTATCATCCGCGTTGCATCTACCTAAGAGGTAATCCATGTCACGTGTTGACTACGGGACCGTGGTCCTTTCCATCAACGGGAAGGACTACACACTAACCCCCACCCTGGAAGCGTTTAAGAAAATACAGAACCGCTGGGGTGGGATCATGCAGGCGATTGAGGCATGCCGGGGGTTATCCACCGAGGCATGCGCTTACATCGTTGCCGCTGGTGCGAAGGTGGGGCAAAGGGATGCGAAGGATTTGGAGCAGGAGATATTCGAGGCCGGTGTTGTGACTGTTACTGCCCCGGTTGTCGAGTATCTCTCCCTCCTGCTGAATCCTACGGGCAGGGATGCCACCCCGAAGGCTGATGACTCGGGGGAGTAGATACGCCGGATGATTTTGTAGATGCGCTGTTTAAAATAGGGACGGGGGCGCTTGGTTGGTCACCCGATCTGGTCATGTCTACCCCGATCCCTCAACTCATCCTGGCGTATGAAGGCAAGTTTGATTATGCGCGTCTGACCAACCCCTTCGGCTCGCCACCGAAAAAGAAGGAAACCGATAAACCGCAGCGTACTCCAGCGGAGCGCGAGGCGTTTATCAATTCACAGAGGACCGCACTGGCTTTGATGCGGGCCAAGGCAAAGCAGGACGTTATGAAAAACAGGGATACCAATGGCTGACTCCACAGAGCGATTACTGGTCCGCATTGATGCTACCACCGAGCAATTACGGAGGGAGTTGGCAAAGGCCGACCAGGCTGTCAAAGCGACCCAGAGCGGCATATCGCAGACGATGGCCAAGATCGACAAGTCGTTTGAGAGCCTGAAACGCCAGTTTAGCGGGCTGGGCGCCGCAATATCGGGTATTGGTATCGGTCTTGCCATGCGCGAGATTATCCAGGCGTCCGATAAAATGGCCGGCCTGCGTGGGCAGCTGGGGCTTGTGACCAACTCACAGGAGGAACTGAACGCGGTTTATGCTCGGGCGTTGAAGCTGGCCAATGAAACCGGCCAGGCTACCGAGTCCACCGTTAACCTATACGCCCGTCTTGCCCGATCCACCGAGGAGCTGGGGCTGTCCCAGGACGAGCTGTTTACAATAACGAAAGCCATAAACCAATCCTTCGTAGTTTCTGGTGCGTCGGCAACTGAGGCCAGCGCGGCGATTCTCCAGCTTTCCCAGGGTATGGCGTCAGGTGTATTGCGTGGTGAGGAGCTGAATTCCGTCATGGAAAACAGCCCACGACTTGCAAGGGCGCTGGCTGACGGGCTTGGCGTAACGATTGGCCAGCTTCGGGCCATGGGTAAAGAGGGCGAGCTGACGGCAGAGAAAGTCACAACTGCCTTGATGCAGACTGCCGACACCATTAACGACGAATTCCAGACCATGCCTATGACCATAGGCCGCGTCTGGCAAACCATGAGCAACGATATAGACAATGCTCTCGGTTCGGTTGACGCATCCCCTCTCATTAACAGCGTGGAAGAATTACGCTCTGTTATATCCGACCCCAATTTCCAGGCATCCATCGTTGCGCTTTCGCAGGCGCTGCTTGATGTGGTTGCGGCGTCCGCTTCCGCCCTTTCAGGACTGGTTCAATTCACCAAGTTTGTCAGCGAGGAAATGGCCCGCCAGATTGGTGGTGCCGCTGCGGATGACCTTGCTGGGCTTACAGCCGAATACGACGCCCTGGCCGACAAGATCAAGAGGTTTGGCAGCCTGGTCGGTGACAATAAGCTGGCCGAATGGAATTCCGAGCTTGCCGATCTGTACCAGAAGATAGAGCAGGCCAACCCGGCAACATCTGATCTTGCCGTTAATGTCGCGAAAGTCGCCAAGTCCACCGAAGCCGCCGTAAAGCCAACCGTGCAACTGGCCAAGGCAACCGAAACAACCTCCAAAGGCGCATCGAAGTATGTAAAAGAACTGGCGTCGATAAACAAGGAAACCGACAAGATCAAGGCCCGCCACGAAAAAGCCAACAAGGCCATTACCGAGGGCGTCGAAGCACTGGACGACATGGTCAAGGCCACCGACCAGTATATCGCCGGGCTTGAGTTTGAGTTGAGCCTGGTCGGCAAAACCGCCAAAGAGCAGGCCATTCTTACCGCTCAACGCGAGCATGGCGCCACGGCAACGGACGAGCAAAGGGCAGCCATTACCCGGCTCACTGGCCAACTGTACGAGGCACAGGCCGCAACCGAGGCTGCAGCAAACGCACAGAAGCCATTTCAGGACGCCCTGCAGGGAACAATTGAACGCATCGATGAGGCATTCGCCGGGGCGTGGAAGGGGGCATTTGATAGCTTTCAGGACTTCGCAGACGGTATCAAGACCAGCTTTCAAAACCTGATTGGCGAGCTGTTGCACATCGCCATCACCCGCCCCATTGTCATGCAAATCGGCGCGGCATTGGGTTTGGGTGGGGCGTCGGGTGCCGCGAGTGCTGGCGGCTCCAGTATTCTGGGCGGTGCGTCCAGCCTGTTACCGTCAGGCGCGTCATCTTTCTTCACCCGCCCCTATACCAACACTACGCTGGGCACTGCAGTACCTGGTGATGGCGGTGCCGCTCTACCTGGTTCATTTAACTATATGAATGCCGGGGCGGCATTGGGTGGCGGGTTGGTGGGTGGGTATCTGGGTAACCAGGTATACGGTCAGACTTCAGGACTTGGGCAGGCTGCTGGCGGTTTTGGCGGTGCAGCGCTGGGCGCTACATACGGTGCAGCTCTCGGCCCGTTTGGAATCGCTCTTGGCGCTGCGCTGGGCACGTTCGGTGGTGGCTTCGTCGAATCCCTTTTTGGCGGGAGCAACAACGGCAACAACAGCGCCAGGGGTACGCTGAATCTCGCGACGGGATCATCCGAGGTATGGGGGGTTGGAAAATCATTCAATCAGGAAAACGTAGACGCCCTGAATGAGCTGGTGCCGATCATTCAGGAAATCTCTGATGCTTTAGGCGGGTCCAATGCTGTATTGAATATCCGCTCAGGGGATAATAGCGGACTATCACTTAATGGCCAGAGTTACAAAAACCAGGAAGATTTTATAGCCGCTACCATTCGGGCGATTGTGGACGGTTCTTCGACTCTATCGCGGACGCTGAAAAACCTGATAAAAGGCTTTGATGGATCATCCGATGAGCTGATCCAGTTTGCAGAATCCATGGTGTCTATCGACAACATACTGCAAAACAATCCTGTTTCAAAAGCCATAGACGACTTCGCAAAGAACCAGGAGATTAACGGACGCACGCTTCGCCAAACGTATGACGGGCAGATTAAAGCCATACTCGACCTGTCCTACAATTTCGACGGTTCTGCTGAGGCGGCAAAAACACTTAATGAGGCATTATCCATTAATGCCCAGCTGGCCTATGACATGGCAACCGCCCTGCAATCAATAGGCGAATCAACACGTTCTGTAGTGGCTGAACAGGTGGATTACTTCGGCGCCCAAACACGCACTCCTGATGAAAACCTGCAGTACATGGAAGGGCAGCTGCGGTTTATTGATGCCATTCTGCCCCTTCTGACAGATCCAAACCAGATACTGGCGGCGAGGGATATGGCGCTGGATTTAAACAAATCCATTTTCGATGCCGGGCCGGATGATTTGCAAAGAGCCAATGTCCAGACGTTTATCGACATGGCAAATAATATCGGGGCAAAAACCGCTACTGCGATTGAAAACGCTACCAGCTCTCTCGCCACTACGCAGGCCGATATGAATGCCCAGCTCGGCGCGGTGCTCGAGATGGCGGCTTCAGGATTCCAGGCACCCGCAGACACCATGATGAGCGCGGCCCAGCTGATGTATCTTGCGGTGCAGAATTTCATCGGTAACGGCGGGCAATATAATCAGGTGGTTGCATAATGGCTACTACGTTTCCCCTCACTACCTATCCACTTAGAGAGTCCTCCGTCATGGAGGATGATTCTGTTATATCGCGGGATATTCTCGACGATGGCGAAATGCGCATCCGGCAGCTGGGTGCGTCAAACTATGCCGTTATCCGGTGCGTTTTCAACCCCATCAGCATTGATACCAAAATCACATTCCAGGCGTACCTTCGTGCCAACCGGGCAACAGAGTTTGACATGACGATAGACACACCCTCCGCCTCATCCCCGACAGTTGTTGCCAAGATATATCGGGGATATCTGTGGTCAGATCCCAGATACCAGATGCAGGACGGACTCTACACCGTTACGTTTGATTTTCGCGGCAAGGTGGTTTAATGGCCCGCGAGCTTACTAGTACCCAGCAAACGAATGTTGAGGCGGGCGCGACCAGGCCAATTTACCTGGTTGAGTGGCAGCATTCCGGCACCACTGAATATCTGTCATGTTCCGGCACTGTCCAGTATGGAAGTGGATCTCCCGTCCAGACCTATACCGCTGGCGGGCTGACAATCGCTGGCATCGAGGACAGCAAAACTGCGACCATCGTACTTCCGGCCACTGCTGACAGAATAACGGAAATTCTCGGAAACACCTGGCGCGGGGGTATTTGCAAGATCACCGCAATACTGGCAGCCCCCGGTGATACGCCGCTTTATTCGTCGGCAGATGGCCTGTTGATGTTGGACGGTCTGATAGAAGCATCCACATTCAGCGGCGAAACTATCACTGTCACGGCAAAGTGCAAATATTACACCGGCGCCCTTGTCCCGCGTTTCACGTTTAATGACGTTACCGGGATTATTCCTGCGGTGGGTTCTGTTTCAACCTGGGAGGGCGAAAATTATTCCTATGAGCAGTGGCTGAAAACCGTTGCCGCCATTCAGCGACTGGTAAGACCTGGCGTTAACCCACAGGTAACCGGGCGACCCTCGACATCACAGGTCAACTCCCTCGCGCCCGTAGAGCAAACCGGCTACAAACTCCTGACGGCAGAGGGTGTCCACATTCCTATCGTCTACGGGCGGGCGTCTGTTCCTGGGTATATTTTTGCTGACGGGGAGTATTCGGGCGACAAGTTCATCGGGGTCGCCTGGTGTCTCGGTGAAGTGTTTTCGGTTGAGAAAGTGTTTATCAACGATGCCGAAGTTCCATCAACGGTACGGGCAAAGCACTATCGGGGGACGACTACGCAAACCGTCAGTCCTGCCCTGCAGCTTTACACCAATACATCCCCGGTGTTTTCCGATGACATGATCCTCCACGCCCCGGCGGGTGATGTCGGGATTTGCTATTCCGTATTCAATATACCCGCTTCGGCCATATCGGGCGCCCCGAGGTTCAGGGCGATCATCAATGGCCGGATCGTTGAAGATCCCACCTCTACCGCACTGACCCCGTTTGATGATTATGTGGGTTTCAGCTTTAATTTTCTCACCGGTCTCACTGATTCAAGTCCCAATGCCCACACCCTGACATTGAACGGTGGTGCCGCAATCGCTTCGCCCTCCATCGGCCTGCAGCTGGATGGTACCGGGGATTACGCCACGATAGCCGACAGCGCCACGCTTGAGCTGGGAAGTCTACCATTCACCCTTGAGATAGAGGCGGCCACCAATACCCTCCCCGCCTCCCCTGGCACACCCGAAACGTTAATATGCCACGGCGCCACATCCTCGCCATTACGGCGATCCCTGCGCGTTGACTTGCTGGGTAATGAATTATTGCTTTATCTCAGCTCTGACGGTTCGACCTGGGATATCGCCAATGGATTGTCCTGCGGCACGGTTGTCGGTTCTCCAAGCTCCATTTTCCGGCTGGTGGTGGAGAGGGTCGATAACCAGATATCCACTTATCTTGACGGGGCAACGCAGCTGGGGGTGGTTACAACTGCCGCGATTTATAATTCCAGTTCAAACTGGGAGCTGGGTGCTTGTGGTGGTGCGCAGGAGTGGAGCGGGGTGATTCGCAGCGCCCGGTTAACGGTGGGGGCTTATCGGTACGGGTCACCTCATCCGATTACCAATGATCCATTTTCAGATTCTGGCACCTATACCGCAGGGAAAATATATTCTGAAAAACCCGCCCTGGCGTGGAATGATCTGGCGAAAGACCCCGTCATTGGACTTGCGGCCACGACCACCGGTGTGCAGACAGCCATGGAGTATGGCGACAGTGCCATGGATTCCGGCGCACCACGCTGCAGGATCGGGATTTCAATATCAGAACCGAGACTGGTTGAGTCGTGGCTGGACCAGCTTGCCATGTATGCCAACTGTCTCTGGTTCCCCGAGGGGGCGGATTTAAAGATTATCCCCGACAAAATTAAGGACGGCACCAACGGGTCTGGGCGCGAGTTATATTCTGCGGCCTCGCCAGAGGTGTTTGGATCGCCGCTGCCGGCGATTACCACCGAGGACGGTGTGTCCTACTCGGTATCGATAGAAATCACCACAGCAGCCACCACAAGCCCGATTACGGGCTTATCCGTCAACCTGGGTGGTACTGAGGTTATTGCGACTCAAACCGCTGTCGGGACGCATGGTGGAACGATCACGGTTTCCGGCACATCGAACACCATAGAGGTTCTCGAGGAGGCCGGATTTAACGGCACCTGGGCCAATCTCTCGGTGCGGCGCACACATCGGTTGATTGACCAGTGGCTGCCGAGTACGTTATCTGTGACCGGGATGCCGGAGGGCGATAAACCCAACGCTGTCCTGGCCAAATACACTATCCCCGATGATACAACTGGCGCCTGGAAACAGACCACCTTCGGGGTGATGAATGAGGCCGCAGAAGCGGGCGATCCTATTGTCCTGACCACGCTTGAGTTGCCGGGCGTAAATCGCATCGAGGAGGCGAGCAATAAGGCCATTGCCAAGTTACAGCGGGAGGACAAGAAAGTCCGCATTTCACTGGTATCCACCGACGAGGAAGTCGTCTGCCAGCCAGGGGATACCGTGCAGGTGTTGAGCACTTACAGGGGAATCGATGCACCGGTATGGGTTGAATCAAGCCACATGGTGACATATGGCCGTTTTCAAATCACAGGGACCATTTACCGTGATCGGCAATACCCCGACACGGATTACACGGACGGCGGCGCCCTATACCTTGAAGGGTATACCCCTGTTGTCACGGTGAATACAGATCCTGCCTGCCTTCCATACAGCTGTAGTGCCTATATTGACTACCTCGAGGAAATGGGTACCTTGGAGATGGAGCGCAATAAAACATGGGGGAGAGCCTATCGCACATCAGGCGATGCGGCTACCCTGCCATGGCCGTTTAGTATCAACGAGGGTACGGATGGCAAGCACATCGCCTATATCAACTATATCTCATCCCCCACCGATCTTACGATATGGGATACAAGCTCGCCAAGCTCATCTCAAGTCACAACAGATATATTTACAGAGACCGTCACTGATGCGACATTTTGCAATGGTACATTGGACAAGATGGGCGCCATAAGTGCCAGCTCAGGTTCGGGGCTTCCGTTTTGTATTATCCCTGCAGCGGCTAGATTGGCAGATCAAACAGACGCCTGGGGAGACCATCACCTTGAAGCCTTAATTATGGGGCATAACATCGGGACTGCTGGGGATACGATATCCGGCACTCTTATCAGGGGTAGCAGCAAGCCATGGAAATGGACACGTAACAGTGTATTTTATACTGAGGACGATCCCGACACGCTTGGCGTTTCTGCGACCACTTCAGGATCAGATGTTACAATCCGTCTTTTTATCAATCAGGGTAGCACGTTTTCCGGCCCCGACATTGACACAACATTTACGGTATCTGGCGCATCGCTGGAATTGCACCTTTTCCAGGCACACATTGCGACGGGTACACCGTATGAGGCTGTGGGAGACGATGGGGATTATAATGTCCGGCGAGATGTAACCATAACTTGCTATTACGCAGGCGGCTCCGCAACGCTTACCGGTGTACAGTGGTATAACCAACGTACCGCCACATCTAAGACTATTTCAGGGCTTGCTCCATGGACCAATATTAGTTCGCCCGGTAGGCTATATGATTACGCCCAGATATTCTACAACGCCACGCTAAATCTGGCCTCATTCTCAGCAGGCGGTTTGCCGCCAGAAAGTGTGACAGCGACACAAGCCGCATCCCGTATTGCATGGGAAAGAAACCGTGAGGCTTATGAGGTTCCCGGGTATTGCCTGGTGCTGTAGTTAGTCATCCTTTTTCTTCCTCATAGCCTTCGCAATTGCCAGTGCACCGAAAAACAGGGTGCAGAGAAATAGCACCAGTAGCAGTCCGTCACTCATGGGGCTTGTCCTCCTTTAGGTAACCCGCTGCGCGGAGTGCTTCTCCTAGATTCTTCTTTGTATCTAGTCTCCAGCGTAGCGGCTCAGATTTCCAGATGTTCAATGACTCCTCTGCCGCTGCCTCCAGCAGGGCGATGCGCTTTGCTGCTGCCCTCATCAAAACAGAAGGATGCTGTGGGAATGGGCTTGGATATGCCGCGTCAAAAGCTCCGGCAGCAGCAATCAAATTCTCCGGTGTTGGGTCAGACATACTCATGGCTTGTCCTCCTGTAGTAGTGCCCGCTTCTGTAGAGATACGACAGCGTCCAGCATGCGGGATATATGGGCAGGAAACGCGGAATTGAATTTCATGCCGGGGTTTAGTCTCTCCACTTCCTTCAGCACGGAATATCCATCAAATAAGACAGAGTGTTCCTCCCGAAACCGACCCACCTCTGCCTCCAGCTCCGCGATGCGCTCTTTCATTTTTGCGGCCTTTATCTCCATCTTCCATATATCTTCTAGCGGGTCACTCATACCACCTCCCTCAGTTTCTTTCCATCCAATGCCCTGATATCCTCATCGCTGTACGCTTCCATGTACTCGCTATAGGTGTTCAAAAACATCTGCACACTATGCCCTAATTGCTTTGCCGCCAGCGGTACAGACGCGCCCTGTGAGAGCAATTCCGCTGCTCTGGTATGTCTCAGGGTATAGGGTATCCGGTATGGCACCCTGGCCTTCTGGTGAGCTTTCTTCCACGCCATGTTCAGGTCATTGGTATCGCAATGCCTGTTACCCATTGTATTGACGAATATGTGCTTGCCCGCGAAACGAGTAACGTGACCATCAAGGATCGGGCGCACCCACTGGGGGACATAGACTCTACGCCGGACATTCGTTTTCGTAGTGACCAGAGCGCCGCGCACAATGGCCTTGGACACATCAATTTCTTCACCCGTATAGTCGCTCCAGGTCAATGCTATGGCCTCCCCTGGGCGCATATTGCCGCCGCTCCAGCCTCAAAACGTCCCGCCTGTACTGGCTAACCGTCATTCCGTACCAGCGCCTGAATGCCCGGCAGAAACTTTGCCCATGGCCAAACCCGCACCGCTCGGCCAGGGTTTCGGTATTGGTGTTCGGATCTTCCGCCAGCACCACCGCGGCCAACTCTCTAGGGTTGGATGTCATGCTGCCACCCCGCGGGCAAAGGTGATGTACTGGATGCCCAGACCCTCGATCACCGCATCCCGCTGGCTGTCCGGCATGCCGGTGAAAAACTCAGCCAGGCCGAGCGCGTCTGCCCGCTCGCAGAGTTGACTGGTTTCATAAACCCAGGCTTCCAGTCGCTGCCGGCCCTCCTCCAGTTGCCCATTGAAAAACGCCATCATCTTTTGCTTCGTCCCGTACTCGAATTCGCATCCAGGCAGCGACTGCTGGACACGCTGGTCGAGTGACCGATACCACAGCCAGAAGTCTACCGGGTCGCCCTTCGCCATTTCGAGGTAGGTGTCCGTCTGCTCTTTGCTGGGTTTCATGTAGTCGGTGGGCTGTATCACGATTTCCTCGTGCAGCCCCTCGTGCTCGTTCAATATCTCAATGGCATGGTCCAGCCGCTGCCTGCCGCTGGATTGCGGCCAGGATTTGCTGGCGCGCTTCACAAGTGTCTTTTTCGCCATCTCACCGGCCCACTTCCCCTGCCACGGACCGTTCTTGGCTTTGGATGAGTCGCGCACCGCGAGTATCTCGGCTGCGCTCATCACATCGACCATGTACCCGCCGCCGACCAGCTTGGCCAGACAGTAACCCCCGCGCAGCTTCTCCAGGGGATTGTTGGCATTCATGCGATCAGGGTTGAAAACATCAGCCCGATGCAGAGGTTGCTCTGCAGGGCCGCGCCATTCAAACTCATCACCCTCATATACCAGCACCGCCTTGGCCCACTCGATAGACCCGGCGTCGGTGGCCAGCTTCACCAGCCCACGGTAGGACACATCAAGGCAGATCCCGCCGTCCCGAGGGACAAGGTATGCGTGCGCCTGCGCCGGGTTCAGACTGATACCAATGGCCGCAACGTTCACAATGGCGTTTTTCAGGCTGGCCTGGTTGTTCTGCGCGGTTTTCAGCGCGGAGTCGCTTTTGGTTATCTGTTGGGCCGCGAAATGGCATTCGCTTTCAAACTTCAAGCCCCAGGCGTTTTTCTCCGCGAATGGGCGCTCCAGTGTCGCCAATGCCGTCTGTAGTGTGCTCATGCTGCGCATCCTCGCTCGTCTTTTCTCAGGTCATACAGGTAGTCGCCATACCCGTCGTCGTAACCGTCCCGCAGGTGATCACCCAGCCTGTCCAGCAGGTAGTCGCGCTCCCGTGCAGACATTCTCGGGTATACGTCCAGCCCGTTATGGATGACAGACAGCACCTCGAGATCCCCGCCCCAGTTAACGTCCGGTTCAGGCTCGGAGGCCTCAAAGTTCACGGTGCAGGGGTCCAGTTCAACCTCATCCACCTCGACGTAGGTCACCCAGCTGTCATCCGGTCGGCGTTTCACAGTTGCACCCCTCTGCATTGCTCATTCATGCCCAAAGCGGCGCCCTGGCACTCGGCGGCAAACTCACGCAACCGTGCCTGTCTCTCAGCGATCCTGCGCATGCGCTCGCCGGCCAGCATCAGGTCGATAGCCGCAGCCGGGTCGGTGAGGCCATCGGTGCAGTCGATGTGCTTACCATCAGCGACTTCGATGTACACACGGCCCCGGTTGATGCTCACGTTTCTGAAGTTCAAGTTCATAGCACTAAAACCCCGCTAGTAATGGCGCCCAGCGTGACAATCGCGCCAAGCATTGATCCCACGATAAAAGTGATAACTATGGTGTAGAGGTAGTCGCTCTCGGCGCTCACTTGATGCTTGCTTGGCTTGCGGTAGTACGGACGCCCAGCCTGATACCTGCGCTCATCCTGATTCATACGGCCACCCCATGAGTGATAGCCAGCAGGCTTTGAATCTGGCCTTCGACTTCGGCAATGGCTGCGGCAGCAGTGGCTTGCATAACCTCTTTTTTCGCCTGCAGCTTCTCGACAATAGCCGGGGTGAATTCCGCTGCGTCCGGCAGGTCAAGGGTCACGGTGTGGGCAGAGACAAGTACGCGCTCTTTCAGGATGTCTGCGTTCGACCATTCGATATCCGACAGCTCATAAACCATGCGCCCGTCGAACCGCACTTTTGCGTAAATCCAGTATTTGAATTCGTGTTTCATGGTATTGCCCTCAGTTGGTAGGGGGTTAGCCCCATTGATGCGCCATGGCTTTTGCTATGCCCAGGTAGGTCGTGCTGCGTAATTTCCACCTGTCATCGCTGGGGCCTAATTTGTTTTGTCCACTGTTACACTGGTTACCCCACCGCTTTTTGCCGTCAATGACTCGCGGGGCGATATACTCAGTGCCTTGAAGCAGCGGCAGCCCTTTCAGCCACAAGCAGGTTTTCTTGCTCGCGTCATCACCGAATTGGTAGGGGTTTATGATCTGGTCTGGCCTGCGGATGTTGCTGCTGATAACCGACACCGGATTTTCAAGGCAAATTTTTCTGATTGGCGCACTCAGCAGCAGGCGCACAAAGTCCAGCGCGGCAGTAGTCAACTCAGGGTCACGCAGGCCGCGAGCGGTCCAGTGCATACCCGACACCGAAAGATATTGGCAAGGGGGGTGGGCTACCATCAAATCCCATTCATCGCCCAGCACATCGCGCACATCACCTTGATAGTGATTGCCGGGTGAATCGGTGGGCAGCAGGTCGCAGCTCATGGCATCATGGCCTCTGGCTGCAAAGGCGTCACGGACGGTGCCGCTGTACTCGCAGGCGACTAACACTTTCATGCTGCGTCAGCTTCCCATTCAGCCATCAGGGCCGCAGCTTCAGCCTTCCACGCGGTCATTTTCTCAATGCCAAACAGGGTGTCGGGGTCGTCGGAATAGGCGAACGGGTTGATTATGGTTTCCCCTTCATGCTCAAAAAGCACAAAGCAATCCAGAGGAAACCCATCCTCACACTTGGCAACCTGATCGGCGCCAAAGTCCCTGTATTCGATTTCTGTGCGTGTTTTCATATCCATATCCTCTGGTAGGGGGTAATAGTTGGCGTCTGTGATGTGCTGGGCGACCATTAGGCCGCCGCTTCGGGTGATTGGTGGGCGGTTTTGATATGGGCCTGCACTGCTGCCATTGCCTTACTTGCGGTGCCGAACCCAGTGCGGCTGGTAACCACCACCCTGAATCTTGATGCGTGGGGGCCGGTACAGAGCTTGCACCAGTAGACGGATGCAATAGGTCCGCTGCTGCTTCCTATGTTGTTTGTCCAGTGTTTTTTTGCGTTGCTGGCCATTTTCCTGTCCTCACTTTCCGGTTGGTCCTGCGCCCTTTCAACCCAATAATGGGTTAAGATTGGCAGCATGTCAACCCAGTTTTGGGTTAAAAGTGAGAAAATTTTTTGATGTGTCGCTATTTCGCGGGGGTCTTGTACTTCGATTCCCGCTCGGCGACCGAGTCGATATAGGCCCGGCCCTCGCTGGACGCGGCCATGTACCGCTCGCACAGTTTTTCAAGCCTGGGTGACTGCAAAAGGTCGGCGCTCAGGTTCCGCATGAGAAGGTGCCAGCCCTCTAATCCATAGGCCTGCGCGATCTGTTCGGTGCTTTCAATGGATATTTTGTGCTTGCCGGACAGCATGTTGACGATGGTGCTTTGGGGTACGCCTGACCGTTCGGCCAGTGAATAGGTGGTGTCCTGGTTATGGGCCATCAGTCGCCTGATGTTTTCGATTACGACCTGTTTTGTGGGCATTTTCATCAGCCCATAGGGTATTGAAAAAAATAACCCAAAGGTGGGTTGACTGGGCTGGACATTTGGCCACATAATTAACCCAATTATGGTTTAACAAGGGGTTTTGTCAAATGAGCTACGAGCCGCGAATGCTGCCTGAAGTGAAGGCGATGCTGGAGGAGGAAAAGGGCCACTGGCGAGAGATCGCCGAGCAGGCCGGGGTCAACTACAAGGCCATCGCAAACATCATGCAGGGGGTCAGTAAAGAACCGGGTGTGAGCACCGTAGAGAAGCTGCACCGCTGCCTGACTGACCGATCAGCAGCATAACCAGGCCCGCCAAGTGCGGGCTTTGTTTTGTCAGTAGGGAGCGGCGGCACATACATCGATACGTGTACCACAACAAAAAAAGCAATTTCCGTGCGGTAGCGCACGAAGGGGTAAAAAAGTGTCCCAGAAAAATCAAATCCTCGGCCACATGAGGCGCCACAAGACTATCACACCGCTGGAGGCGCTGGATAAATTCGGTTGTTTACGACTGGCCGCCAGAATCCAGAACCTGCGCGATTCGGGCTACAAAATCGCCACAGAGTGGGTCAGGAAGGGCGAGAAGCGTTTCGCACGCTATCGACTGGTGGCGTGAATGGCAAAGCGAAAACCAATATCAAAAACGCTGCGCTTTGAGATATTCAAGCGCGATGAGTTTAGATGCCAGTATTGTGGATCAACGCCGCCAGCAGTTGTTTTGGAGGTGGACCATATATTGGCTGTTGCCAATGGTGGTGAAAACGACTCGGGCAACTTGATCACCTCTTGTTTTAACTGCAACCGGGGGAAGTCCGCGACACCGCTAACCAGCGTCCCAGAGTCACTGGCCAGCAAGGCAGCCAGAGTTAAAGAATCCGAAACCCAGCTCAAAGCCTATTACAAAATACTGCAAACAAAAAAAGACCGGCTTTATGAGGAGGCGTGGGATATCGCGGAAATCATGTCTCCAGGCTGCAGTGATTCCGGTTTCAACACCGCTAACCGGATGAGTATAGAGCGGTTTTTACAAAGGCTCGACTACTACGAGGTCGAGGAAGCAATGCATATTGCGATAGGCAAATACCCATCGAACGAACACCGAGCGTTTAAATACTTCTGCGGAATTTGCTGGAGCAAAATAAAGGGGAGTCAAGATGGCGAGGGCTAGAAATATTAAACCCTCGTTATTTAAAAACGAGGTGCTGGGGGAGGCAGATCCGCTGCTCACTATTCTATTTCAGGGGCTTTGGTGCCTTGCGGACAGGGATGGACGATTGGAGGATAGGCCGAAGCGGATAAAGGCCGAAATATTCCCCTACCGTGAAATACCAGACTTTAACGGTTATTTAACGGAACTGGAACGACTAGGTTTTATCGACCGCTACGAGACTGAAAAAGCGCCTGTAATTCAGGTAATCAATTTCGCCAAGCACCAGTCGCCGCACAAGACCGAAAAGCCATCGGAATTGCCCGCAAAGCCAGCAACGGCGCAGGTAACGTGTAAAGCACCGTTAAACAACGGAAGTATAACGGTTAAAGAATCCCTGATTCCTGATTCACTGATTCCTGATTCACTGATTCCTGAAGATGTGGGGCAAAACCGCACGCGGTTTGTGCCACCTACCGTACAGCAAGTAACTGATTACATGTCGACCATACCGGGAAGCCTGGATGCGGATAGGTTCGTGGACTTCTACGCCAGCAAGGGTTGGATGGTGGGCAAAAACAAAATGAAGGACTGGCGGGCCGCCGTCAGGACCTGGGCGCAACGGGAGCGCGAAAATGGACAATCTGGAAAAAATGGTGGCCCACATTCACGGGTCAAAACCGTCAGCCTCTCAGACCTTATCAACTAGGGACATGACCACCCTGGACGACCTGTCACACAACTTTACTGATGACCCGGCCATCACTAGGGCGTTTTTGCAAAAGTTTGGTCAGGTTGTCTACAAGGGCGTGAGGTACACCGTATGAAGCCAGGGTTTACCGCGGGCATGGATGAGGAGCGGGACCGGCGCCGCAAGGTACTGCTGGCCAGTGTGCTGATGGAAAGCTGTTTTTGCGCGAATGACGTAGCGCGGCTGCTATCGGACCACAAAAACGGCAAGCCAGTTTCAAAGGATGCTGCCAAGAATTTTCTCAATGCGATGGTCGAGGACCGGTTGATATCCCGGGTGCCGAGGCAGGACAGGGCACTGTGGTGTAAGCGCAAGATATCCATCGGGACCGGTCCCTGGGTGAAGGACGAGAACGGAGTCCAGATTGATAACGGAATCCCACTGGGCAGATATTTCGGTTACGTCCCTATCACGCTGGAAGCAATCGTTGAGAAGCACGCATGACCCAGTACTGGTCACTGGATACGGCAGAGAAGCGCCGACGTTTCGACGAGCATGTTGCCTGGCTGATACTGGCTGGTAAAAAACCTGTGGTGAAATTCGAGGCGCCGGAAAGTACCCGCACACAGGCGCAAAACAATGCGATGTGGCTATGGTTCGAGATGTGCGCCAAGGCGTTTCAGGATGCGGGGATTGATCTGCGAGCAGCTATCCGTGAGGACGTTGATATGCCCGTCACAAAAAACAGTTTCAAGGAATATATCTGGGTGCCGCTGCAGAAGATCATGACCGGGAAGCGGTCCACCACTGAGCCGAGTACAACCGAGTATCCAGAGATATCCGAAACCATCATCCGACACTTCGCCCAGGCCAAGGGGATAACCCTGCCGGCATGGCCGACACGTTTCGGGCCACAGGAGGAGTAATGGCACATTCACTAAACAACGCAACAAAGCAGCAATTTAAGGACAGGGTTGCCTCATTTTCCACTCACGGGTCACGCCGTGGTTTTGTGGATATTGCGCTGCCAATTCCAAAAGACCAGCTAAACGATGCCCGTGACGAGTATTTATCTCTCCGAGAAGAAAGCAGAATTCTCCAGCAGAAGATAACGGATTTTAGGAAAGAATTTGGGCTAGATGCTGGCACAAAACTTAAAAATGTTTTGTCCGAAAATGAGTGGTACGGAAAGTTAAAAAAGCGCACTTGGCCTGCTGCCAGAGTCAAAGCATACGAGGACGCCAGAGCGTTATCGGCTAGGTTTAATTTGGTCAACGTGGAAATGTCAGCACTGAGGAGCAGGCTTCAAATCAGCGCAGACCCAGAAGATGACGAAACTCTTACGTTCACAACTCGATCAAGCGTGAAGGGTGAATTTAAGATATCCAAAATAGTTTTTATAAGGCATCTGTTATTCAGGGCGGTGGTGGCTCAAATAATCGGGAAAGAATTGACAAAGATGGTTGACCTGATGGTGGAAGAATTGGGTGTAAGGGTTGACTGACGCCGGGGGAAGAATGAGCGACGAGGCATTGGCACTAGCCCTGCTGCTATCCACGCTTGAGCGGATAGCGGTAGCGGTGGAGCAAATAGCGAAAGGGCAGGAAGCGCACGCATCCTATCTCGCATGGGTTAAGGAGTCGCATGATGCACCCGACCCAGATGCTGCGTAAGCGCCCGAAAGCCTGCAAGCAGTGCGGTGAGGACTTCACCCCGGCCAGACCATTGCAGGCGGTGTGTGGACTGCAGTGCGCGGTTGCCAGCTCGAGGGACAAGGCCGCAGTCGAGGCCGCCAAGATCGAGGCCAAGCGCCAGCGTGAGCGCAAGGTGGAGCTGAAACCCCGCAGCAAGTGGCTGCAGGAAGCCCAGGCCGCGGTCAACGCCTATGTGCGGGTCAGGGATGCTCACCTGCCCTGCGTGAGCTGCGGGCAGTCCCCGGCGCAAGGGCAGCGCCATGCGAGCCATTACCGCTCCGTGGGGGCAATGCCAGCACTTCGCTACTGCGCCGCCTGGAATATCCACGCCTCATGCGCCCAGTGCAACAGCATGAAGTCCGGCAATGTTGTCGAGTACCGGATCGAGTTGGTAAAGCGGATCGGGGCAGAGCGCGTTGCCTGGCTCGAAGGCCCTCACCCCGTCCGTAGTTTCGATGTCGTCTACCTGCGCCGGATCAAGAAGATATTCACCAAGCGGGCAAAGCACCTGGCGAGGCTCCGCGGTGTCGCCTGAATGCCCCAACTGCCACAAGCCTACCCAGCCGGTATTCGCCACCCGCGTCAACGGCGGACTGCTCAGGGCTTGGTACTGCAAAAGCTGCCACGACTGGATGGCGCCAGTGTACCGGGAGCGGCTGTGGACGCGGGAAGAGTGGGACAATAACAACGCCAGGAGGCCCTGAATGGCCATACAGGACGTTTTGCAGGCATGGGCAAGGGGTAGGGCGCTGGACGATGCGCCCAACGGTGTGAGGCCGCCAGGGTGGACCCTGCTCATCCGCAACCCCGGCGAAGCAGGCCACCGGGCGCCGATCCTGCCGGATGAGGAGATGGTGAGGATTGACCGGGAGGTGTCGGCCCTCGCCATCCGCAAGCCCAACCACCACAAGGCTATCGTGTACGCCTACCTCCACCACAAGCGGGACGGGGAGATTGCCAAACTTATGCACGGCAGCCGGTCATGGGTGCGGGAGCTGCGGGTTGCTGCGGAGCATTACCTCGAGGCCAAACTGGAATAGAAAACACTTGCACCTGTTAACACCCATATGGTAAAAACGGGTTAGGGTGCAAAATTGCCCGTAGTGTATTCGTAGCAGGTCGCCATTGGCGGCCTTTTTTGTTTCTGCTGGGTGCGTTTTCGCAACGTGACGGGTGACGATCCGAAGCGGCCCGGCGCCAATTTCGGCCATGTTTCAGGCTCACCCCGGCCCAAGTGCCACATGCCGGAACCGCTGGCCGATCCTATTTCCCCAGCCGTGAGCCATGAGACTCCCACGGTATTTTATGCCCGCCCTAACCCGGCGGGCTTTTTTTGCCACCTATAAAAAGGCACGGACGCATGCACGAAGTCGTTATTGCCTTGATAGGGCTGGCGGGGGTGATTGCCACCGCATCGGTGGGTATTTTTAAAATTGCCGTTGAGCGGCACAAGTTGATGCAAGCGGAGCAGGAGATCCGGTTCCAGCGGTCTGCGTTGAGCTTCCCCGAGTTTGTCGAGGAGTGGGACGAGATTGGCCGGGAGTTGATCGGCCTGATCAACGAAACAGAAATTGACAGGTTTATGATCCTTCGGGCGTGGAATGGTTACCTGGAGCCGAGGTGGACAACCGCGGTTTACCAGTTGCGCTCTGCTGGCCAGGCGCCGGTGGCCTATGTCCACTTCGAGCTGGACGAGGACTACATTCACCGGGTAAAGCAGATCGCAAAGGGCGGGCCGATATCCATGGTCACGGCAGAGCTGCCGGATTCCGAGATCAAAAAAGTTTACATTGCCGAGGGCGTCACCGCATCGATGTGGGCGCATCTCGACACGTTTGAAACAACGGACGGGCGGTCCCGGGCAGTAGCCTATTGCTCATTCGCCACCCACCTTGACAGCCTGCTGACTGACAAAACGATGACGCGCTGTCGCGTCCTGGTCGGGCGGCTGAAGGGGTTGGCCAGGAGCTTTGACCACAACCCGACTGTCGGCAGTTTGAAACCACCCGTATAGGCGAGGACCGTATGAGTTTTGCCGCCATCGCATCAATCCTGATCGGCCCGATAGCAGAATTGCTGGGCAAGGTGATCCCCGACAAGGACGCCGCCAACAAGCTGGCGTTTGAAATTGCCACCCTGGCTGAGAACCAGGCACACGCGCAGATCATGGCCCAGCTCGAAGTCAACAAGGCCGAGGCTGAAAACAGCAACTGGTTTGTAAGCGGCTGGCGCCCGGGTGCCGGGTGGGTGTGCGTGGCTGCCATGGCGAATAACTTTCTGATCGTGCCCTATGCCATCGCTGCGGGCATCGACGTTCCCACGCTTGAGCTGGGCGAGATGATGCCCGTATTGCTAGGCATGCTGGGGCTGGGTGGGATGCGCACTTTCGAAAAGCGCGCAGGGGTGGCCAGGCCGTGAGCCACACCCCCGACTATCTGGCCATGACGATCGCCGATAAGTTGCTGCGAAAGCATGAAGGCATCCGGCAATTTGCCTACCGGTGCCCCTCGAACTTTTTAACCATCGCGGTTGGCCGCAACCTCGACACTCGGGGTGTGCTGCCAGACGAAATCGAGCTGATGTTATCGAACGACATCAAGGCTTGCGTGGATGATCTGCGCGACTTCGAGTGGTGGGATGATCTTACGCCCAACCGCAAGGCGGCCCTCATAGACCTTCGATTCTGCGTAGGGGCGGCGGGTTTCAGGGCTTTTCGCAAAATGCTACTTGCCCTGGAATCGAGCGATTACCGGGAAGCCGCCGAGCAGATCATGGATAGCAAGTTCGCGCTACAAACGGGACACCGGGCCGCCGATCTGGCCGAACTGATACGGATGGGATGATATGAAACGACTACTGATTGCGCTGTTTTCACCGCTGGTGTTTGCAGCCGACTACCCCGAAACGGTAGTGACACCGGATTACACCTTCCCCCCACTTGGGCAGTATTCAGTTCCCGGTATCGGGCAGGCCATCCATCCTGATAACGCCCCCTCTGTAACGCTGCAGAATGGCGAAACCCTGAACGCAGCGGCGGTACGTCTGAAGGCGATCAGCCCTGCCGGTGGGCGTATCAAGATTCCATGGGATACTGATACCGTCCAGTGTGACAGGCTGCGCAAGAGCAATCTACCAATGTTGTCCATAAGTGGCATTCCTGGCCCCGGTGGGAAACTTCCCCGATTTTACTGTCTGTGGGAAGCTCAGGGCGGGACGATTCCGAAAGGAACTGGACTGGGTGGTTTGTGGGCTATCAGCGGCGCTGACAAATCTTTTCTGGTCGAAAACGTCGAGATTGCTGGATATCAGAAGTGGATACAAGCCAGTGCACACCAGACGACAGTGATTCGCAATTCAATCTTTTACGGTGCGATGATAGATGGTTTTGGTAATGGCGCTCATGGCGAGAAAAACACTACCCCGACCGATATTCAATTTGCCGGAATCAAGGTTTACAACGGTGGGCAGGGTAACGCCTCGCACTGTTTTTACATGCATAGAGGTAGCGAAGCGGTCCCCGTCAAAGTCACACTGGTGGATTCCGAAGTCGCGTCCTGCAACTGGTCGAGCGGCTTTAAGTCAACTGCAAATATCAATTTCCTGTCTGGCAATAAATTCCTGACGTACAAAGACATACCCGGACTGCCGCGCCGTTACAGCCAGATGATGGTGGATGTGGTTTCTTGCTCGAATACGGTAGTCGAAAAGAACCACTTTGATGTCAACCGACCTGACGCGAACACCCCCGGCGGTGCAGTGGTTGGTGTGAGGAATAGGCGCGGCATTTATGGGTGTGATTCACCTCCAGGCTGGGTGTATGGAAAGATAAAATTGAGCAGCGGAGTAACACATAATTGCGGGCGCAACCCGACTATTCCCGAATGCCAACTGCCAGACTCAGACTTCTGGAAGGCGTCCTACTGGGCAAGTCTCGGTGGTGCAAAAACCCTGCCATTCCATGTGCGCAACAACACGGTTGCGATCAAGCCTGGAAGCTACAAAGCCGACAAGACGCTGTTCGTTTCCAGCGAAGGCACTTACCCGAATTACACCTACACCCTTGGGGGCTGGGACTGCCCGCTTTCCGTTCCAGCAGGGTGGTATGAGCGATCCATGACCTATGTGGACGGTAACACCTACTCTGGCGTAGTAAACAAGTCATTGTTGTTTGATGCTAAAGCCGCAGGCTGGGGGCACCCAGACAAGTGTGCATCACCGCCCCCAACAGAGGATAAACGGGACTGGAACCTGATCACACAAGGTGCTGGCGAGGTATTCAAGTAATGCCCATCCTGTTAGTCAAGGTCAACGCCAATAACGTCCCTGATGGGCCTGGTCGGTACAACGCCGGACAGGTGATTGCGGCATTTGATGACAACCACGAATTCACCCCGGCAGAGCAGGTATCGGGCGGGAATTTCTATCACGTTGCCGTCACTGATAAGACTCTCGCTGAGGTTAATGTATATCTTGCCGGGTGGAACCATAACCCCGTTACAACCCAAGTGAGCGCATCAGGTAATCGCAGGCTGATTAACGTGGCTTCTACCATGGTGAGCGCCACGGGTAAAAACGCCTTTACGCAGGCCGGTGTGGAGCTGCTTGTATCCACTATCAACGAGAACTACCCCACCGCTCTTGCAGCGTATGAGTCGCACACAAACACCTCCTTTCGTTTCCGCGCCACGGTTCCGTTGAGTGGCAGGGATGCGCTGTTCGCTCTGGTGAATGAGGCGGTTTATGGAATGCAGTACGCTCGTAGACGGTGGTACATCACCCAAGCGGGAATGACCTACCTCGCCAACAATGGCGGGACGGTATCGGGTACTGCGGCACAGGTTGGCGGTTATCTGCGCGATGGGTTGCTTGATTAATGGCGATAATCACGAAGACCCTCAAGACATCTGGAGGGGATTACAGCAACATTGAAACGTGGAACTCCACGGAGCAGACGAACCTCGTTACCGATGGTGACAGCCATGTGCTTGAAATCAGCGCAGGCACTTTTACTACCGCAACGACTGGACTATCTCTCGCAGCGTGGACTGCTGGCGCATCGAACCGCATCACGATTAAAGCTGCCGCAGGCGATGAGCATGACGGCGTAAGAAATTCAGGTGCCATTATTCAATGCACCAGTGCAACAAACGCCGATACTACGTTCACCGCGTTCAACTACACTACCATTCAGGATGTGACGTTAAAACAAGCAACCTCAGGTGAGGGTCGTTGCTTGGCCCCAGGGACTGGGGTATTACTACAGGGCGAAGATTTTATAGCCCAGAGGTTAATTTTAGACGGCGCCGCAAACGCGCTTTACATTAATAACTTTGTATCCACTATCACTGTCCCGCCCATTGTCCGCAACACCATGATTTATGGAGGTATAGACACTGGGGCGACTCCTTGGGAGCGGATCGTTTTACAGAACATAACAGCTACCGGAACTGCGGATATTGCCATCCGTAACAACGCCCGATCTGCAAGCTCAAAAATACAAAACGTCTATGCGAATACATGGACCTATACCAACGCTGGCGCATACGGCACGATAACCACCAACGCCGCCAATGACACAACGGCACCCGGTTCCGGCCCGGTCAACTCCGTTTCAACCACGGACGGGGTGAATTTCACCGCACCATCGACAGGTGACTACACCCTCACAAGCGGCAGCGCACTGGTCAACACGGCAACTGACTTGTCAGGAACGTTTACAGACGACATTAAGAATGCCACCCGCAGCGCGTGGGATATCGGGGCTTATGAGTATATAGCGGCTGGTGGATTGACGGGAATACGCAACCCTATGGGTGGCCCGATTGTACTTAGAAACCCATTGGGGAGAATGTAATGGCGTCCTATTTAGGCGACTACACAACGGCAAATACCGTATACGTTTACTGGAACACCTTCGACTCCAACGACCCGAGCGCCAGTGTTACGCTCACAGGCTTGGCTCTTGGGGACATACTGATATACAAGAACGGTTCAACCACTGAGCGATCTTCAACGGCAGGCTTCACCCTGCTGGATACGGACGGTATCGACTTTGATGGCAAGACGGGTATCCACGGTTTCAGTATTGACCTGTCGAACAACACCGACTCTGGCTTCTACGCTGCCGGTGGTGAATATACCGTCGTTGTAGCCAGTGTCACGGTTGACGCTGCTACAGTGAACTTCGTCGCCGCGCACTTCTCCATTGAGCGCACTGGCGGGGCCTTGGCTCTCCTGAAAGGCACCAACAGCCTATCCGACATAGAGAGCAAGATCGACACCCTGACAACTAACGTAGCCACTGTTGACACTGTTGTAGATGGGATTGTTACTACCTTGGGAACCCCTGCTGGAGCCAGTGTTTCGGCTGATATAGCTGCCATAGAAGCTCAGACAGATGACATTGGTGCGGCAGGCGCAGGCTTGACAGCAGTTCCTTGGAATGCTTCGTGGGATGCCGAAGTCCAGTCAGAGGTGGCAGATGCCTTGGCGGTATTCTGGACAAGCCCAGCGACACTGGTTGACCTTATCTGGGACGAAGCTATATCTGGTCACTCCACAGCGGGAACGACAGGGAAGTATCTTACGGATGTTTTCAGCTATATTGGCGGGTGGGCCATTGGTGGCATTGGGGTAGCGACCGCATCAGTAAATGCTATAGCCGACCAAGTATGGGACGAAGCTACATCAGGCCATACAACAGCCGGAACCTTCGGTAAGCTCTCTGCTGACGTTCTTGTGGACACCGCTGAAATAGGCGCTGCGGGAGCAGGTTTAACAGCGGTACCGTGGAACTCGGCTTGGGCCGCAAGTGCTGCTACAGCCATATGGGACGCTGCTACTGCCACCTACGGCTCCGCAGGCTCTTACGGACTCCTGATCGAAACCAACCTTGATGCCGCTGTCTCTACCGCTTCCGCTCCCAGTGCCGCTACAGTGGCCGATGCGGTATGGGATGAGGTCCTGTCTGGGCACCTAACTGCCGGGACTACGGGAGAGGCTCTTAATGCCGCTGGCGCTGCTGGAGATCCTTGGACCACTACGCTTCCTGGCGCTTACACAGGCTCACAGGCAGGCAAGATGCTGTCGGATATTATCACTGATACTGCGGAAATTGGTGCAGCGGGGGCCGGACTTACGGCCCTTGCCACCGCAGCCGCTTTGGCAACCGTGGATACTGAGGTTGGGAACTTACAAACCGACGTAACGGCCATTCTTGCTGATACTGCGGATATGCAGCCCAAGATCGGAACGCCGGCAGGGGTGAGTGTGAGCGCCGATATCGCAGCAATCAAGGTGGATACAGCGGCAACGCTTGTCGATACCGCAGAATTACAAACTGACTGGACCAACGGCGGAAGGCTGGATCTGCTGATTGATGCCATCAAGGTGGTCACGGACGCTTTGCCCAATGGTGGCGCCCTGTCCAGTCTGGCAACAGCGGCAGCACTTGCAACGGTGGACGGCAATGTTGATTCGATACTTGTGGATACTGATACGACGATTCCGGGCCTTATATCTACTCTCAATGACCTGGCGGCCAGCGACATACTGACCACCGCCCTGGTTGAGAGCTATGCGGCGGATGGTGCGGCACCAACCCTGTCTCAGGCGATATTCTTGATTCAGCAATTCCTGTACGAGCGGGCAACCTCTGGCACTACGGTTACGGTCAAGAAGCTGGACGGAGCAACCACTGCAGCCACCCGAGAGTGCTGGTATTCATTCCCCTGGATTCGGCCTGTGTCTTGACCCCATGGCACTTGGGGCAGATAGCTTGCAGGTTGTCAGGATGATCAGTACCGCCTTGGGCTTTGTTGACTATGTGATCGACTTCGGTGGCGGGGGTTAATCGTCCTGCCGCCTTGCAGGTCTGGCATAGATGCTTATCCCGCCTGAGTATCCATGTCCTGATGTTGCGCCAGGTCTGGCCGTATCCCCGGCTGTGGGCGCTGCCCCTGTCCCCTTTCCACCCGGTTGGCTGGCTCATTGGCTTGGCCCTTGATCATGGCTATTGCCCTGGCTTTGGCTTGCGCCTGTTTCTTCAGCAACCATTCCCTGCGCCTTGCACATCCGCAGCCCATAAATTACGCCGTTGCCTTGAACCGTATCTCACCATTCAGCACCTGCCCTGCCGTGGTGGTACAGGTCACCAGTA